CATCCTTGAGGAACAAGCAACCGTACTCCGGGGACAGCCGCTGCATGTAGGTGCTGATCGGCTTGCTGTTCTGCGGGTTCCAGTTGCTGCTGAGGTAGATCGCCGTAGCGAAGGACGCCGACAGGTCGGTCGGGACAGCCACGCCACCAGGATCGGCGCAGATCGCAGAGATCTGGGGCAGCGACTGCCACATCCGCAGGAAGCCCAGGAACTCCAGGCCAGTGCCCTGCCCAATGCAGCCCTGGATCATCTCGCCAGCGATGTCCTTGTCCGGGTCCTGGTCGAGGACGCGGGAGAGGAACTCGACAGAGCGCGGGGTGCAGAACGCGAAGTCGTTCTTGTGCGGCTGCTGCACGAGCAGGTCCTTGCGGTAGGCGAAGAATGCCCGGAGTTCGGGGCGGATCGACTTGGTAATCGGCTTCGCGGGAACCACCTGCGCCGTCACGTTGCTGTCGCCAGCACTCGCCCACTCCAGCCACGAGTCGAACGCCGACTCCAACTGGATGTGGAGGAAGCGGTTCATGAGCGGAGCCGGGGGCTGGTTGTAGTTGCCGCCGTCCTGGGCGCGGTTGCCAGTGGCGCAGATGTACGCGCCGTCAGGCATGCGGTATTCGCCCAACTGCCGTTCCAGGACCAACTGGTAGAGGGCGCACTGCACGGACATCGGGGCATCGGGCAGTTCCTCGATGGCGACGAGGGTCGCGCCATTCTTGGGGAGCCAGTTCGGCGTGGCGCGGTAGCAGACGCCGTCCTTGATGAACGGGATCCCCATATCGACGGGATCCATCATCGTCGGGCGCACGTCAACGTGTTCCCGGTTGAGGATCGAGGCGACCTTGCGGATGATCGAGGACTTGCCGATCCCGGCCTGCCCCCACACCCAGACGGGCACCTCGGCATTGATCGCGACCTGCAAGGCCTTCATGAAGTTCTGTGCGTACATCGTATTCTCCTTGTGACTGGTTGGTGTTGTTGAACGGTCAAGCACTACTGTATACAACTCAGTGTTCAATTGTCAAATATACTTCTTGTTTGGTTTCTTGTCGGGGAACTGCGCCTTCTCGATGATCTCGTTTATCAGCGCGTCCCTGTCGTAGGGCTGGATGCCGTCATTCAGCGGCGAGTAGTGCCAGCACTTGTAGCTGGGCGCTTGCGCCATGAAGAAGGCCTTGTCGGTGTTGTTGTAGTGGCCGGAGATGTCCTTGCGAGGCAGGATGTCGGACTCCACCTCGTTCAGGGAGATGAAGCACTCCTCCTCGACCAGCTTCGCGCCGTCCTTCTCGACTTGCTCTCCGGCAGCGGTCAGGTTTGTGAATCCGTTGGCAAGCGCGACCGCATAGATCGCGCCGATCAGTTGTTCAGGTGTAAGCATTAGCTCTCCTTGTCGTTCGGTAGCGGACACCATTCAGGGAAGGGTCCGAAGTCTTCGTCGGGGCGCTGTATCAAGCGCGGTTCACTGGGACAGTAGGCGCATTCGGACAGCATGCCCAGCCCATTGGGGGCGCGGATGTGTGTATCCCGATTGTGCGGACAGCGCACACACGCGCCGATCACTATCTCAACTCTCTTCATCTCTCACCTCACGCTTTGAACGCTGCGTAGATCACCAGCGCATACACCAGCGCCCACGCAATGTATCCTAGCACATCTTTGATCGTTGAGTCATACGACTCCAGAGTTTTGAACACCCTGCACTTCATGATTACACCCTCTCCCATGCGAAGTTGTTCTCCCGCGTCATCACAACGCGATGTTTGCCGTTGTTGTGCTCGATCACCCGGGCTTTGCCCATGTTGAAGTTGGCGTCGAACATGGCGTCAGCGATGCGGCACCATTTGCCCTGCTGTTCCTGCCACGCGCCGTCGATGAAGTACTGCAATTCGTAGCTCATGTGTTCTCCTGATTGGTTTGTCTAGAATCTAGAAACTAGCAGCCGCAACACGGATAATCTTCGTGTTCACACCGGACGCGCCCGATCATGCGCCCAGCTACGGTGTACAGTCCGCGAGGGTCGCGCTTGGATGCGTAGTACCCGGCGGGTTTGCGGCGCGGGGTGTATGCGCCTGTGGTTTTGCATCCGGTATGGAACAAGCGCGAGTTGATGTAGTTGGCCTGCTCTCCGGTGGATATGGGTTGGTTGCATGCGCGGCAGGCGCTGGGGTATCTCACTGTGATGATGGGCATCACTGCCCTCCTTTTGCTTTGGCGATGGCAGCACGGGCGATAAAAGCGGGGCAGTCGTCGGACTCGCAACGCTCGGGCGCTTCATCGCCAGCGTACCCGTAATCGCGTCCGCAGTGGGCGCACTCGAAACGTCCGTTAATTTCACGGGTATCCGGCCCCGCCATTAATCCCTCCAGAGCGTTCAATAGGTCCGGTGCGGCGGCGATTAGGTTGGCGTTGGCATGCCCCGTACTAATGCTATCTGCCGTAGCGATACCGTGTGCATTGGTCGTCACGATATCAGCGACCGCTATGCCGCCATTGACTGGGCCGACAGACAAGTCTCTGGTTTCAATGCCGGGGTCAGTCCATACTTCCCAGGGTCCGGGTGTGTGTGCGTGGTTCATTGTTGTCTCCTGTTGTCTAGAATCTAGACGTTTGTCCAAAGTTTGGACGGTTGGGGTAGGCGTGAGCCTACCCGATCACCTGAAACACTTTCTCAGCCGTGACGGCGGACTTCTTCGATCCATGCGCCGGGAACGCGATGATGGCCTTGCGTTCGGACCACGCGCACAGCTTGCATTGGGCGCAGTTTACACCATGCGTTTCGGCGGGACAGATGACGACCCTATTGCCGCCGGGGGTGGTGAAGTTGGCGCGGGTATTCTCCGGCACAGTGACGACAACCGGGGCGATGCCCAGCGCCGCGTACTCGTCCGCTTGGGCGATGGTATCGGCGGACAGGTTGACGGCGAAGCCGAGACGATTGGCGCGTCCGATGATCGCCTGATTGGTTTTGGTCATCGGCTTGTGGGTGTAGGTAAACCCGCGCCGCTTGCGATTGGCGAGGATGATGTCGGCAAGCGAATAGCGGTCGATGCTCTCGCCCTCACCGGGCAAGTCCCCGGCCTGATTGTGCCGCCAGAGTTGGCCTTCGGGCATGGATTCGATAGCGGCGCAGAACTGCTCAAGGGTCATGCCGCGCTTGCCAGCGTTGACGGCACTCCAATGCATGGACAAGGGCCCGTACTTGGCGTAGCAGTTGGCGTACTGTCCGCAGGAAGCGGGACAGGTTTCGGCGCTGGTGGTAGAGACAGGGATAGGGCCCGTCTTGGCGTTGCTCGATTTGAGCGCTAGGTGGTAGTTGTGCATTCTCTCACTCTTTCTGTCTAGAATCTAGACACTGTACTCAGCGCAAACGCGCCCATCTTCGGTCAGGACGATACGGTATCCGCTCTCCGTCTTTTCGACGTGCTCATCCGGTCCGATGCGGATATGGGACGTGCGGCCATCGTCGGTCAGCACTTCAGCACGCATCCCGACAACCTTGGAAACCGTTCGGGGCTTATCGCACGGCCCCATCAGGCAATTCACAAGGCGTACCCGCTTACCGGGCACGAACCAACGGAAGAACTCAGCCTTGGTCACTCGCATATCTCTCTCACTCTTTCTGTCCAAAGTTTGGACGTTTTGGGTTGCCGCACGTCACTGACGACAACGGTTAACTACTGTGAATACTATGATATCGTATCCACCTATGGATGTCAAATAGCACTACAGGGTGCTATGGGGTGTTCTGGCTACTGCTAGATATGGGCGGCGATCACCAACTCATAGATTGCGCCGAAAAACATTAACGTTAGTAGCGTATTTAGTCTACTCGCTTTAAAGACCCTCCACGCCCAAAGACAAACGCGCATTCTCCGGGGCGAATCTGCCCACCCGTCATACACTGACCATCCATCCAACCGACTTGAGCCGCGAACGCCTCTGCCGCCTTGCGATGGTTCTTCGATATACTCAGGGAATAATCCCAGCTAACGAAGATGGCGCGTAGCCCATCCGCTTTAGCTGAGATGCGGGACGGACGAGTATTGGTTGGCCCGTGATATTTGGTCACAATTGCTTTGTACATGATTTGTTCCTGTGTGGTTGGTTTGTCTAGATTCTAGACATAGCCTGTCTCGTCAGTACGGGTAGGCTAGATCCCGTAGACGCGGGTTTCCCCGCGTTTCGACTAGGCTAGGTATCCGTAGGGATCGGAGATGTCTACCGCGCCGATACTCTCTAGCGCCTGATGGTATCGCTCGAACTCCCGGTGAGCTTCAATGGCACGCCGCTTGATCGCCAACATCCGCGCCTGCTCTTCCGTGTCCGCTACCGTGAACGTGTAGAACGAACCATCACGCGAGAATTCCGCCCATTGTCCATTGTGCCGCTTGCGTATAGATAGTCTCATAGCGTGATTCTCCCTGTAGTGGGGGATTACTCCCCCATCATTTCCCGCATGATCGCGAGGAAGTCAGCTTCATCCTTGGCCTTGCCCAAGGCGGTCTTATACTTCGTGCGCCAATCGGTCGATTCGATGGGGGTGTCGTCACAGTCCGCATCGTTGGAGTTGTCCAAAGTTTGGACGGGGGCCGGAGTATCGGACTTGGACTTGGATTTCTTATCGAGTCCAAGCGCCGCGACTACTTCCTCTCGCACGCGGGAGTTGTCAATGGTACCCTTGCTCCGGCGGGTGATGAGGCTAGCGATAGTGGCGCGGTTGATCTCAGCGTCCCCGTAGGAACGAGCGAGACGGGCGATCTCTTTGCAGGAAGAGTAACCGCACGCGATCAGCTCATCTTCGGTGGTGTTGATCCATTGCAAGGCGCAACCGAGAGACGCCATATCGTGGAACTGAGCTTTGCTGATATTGACGTTCTGCGAATCGAGGAACGCTTCGACGTTTTTAAAGCCGAGGGACTTGTACTGCTTATACTCGCGAATCTGGAAGAGCGCGACCGACATATGGATGAACAGGCGGTGGGATTCCGTCTGAGCGCGCATGATGATTTGCAGGTTTTCGTCAGCGGACTTCAGGTTGGTGAGGGTGAGGGTGTTGTTCATGGTAGTAGCTCCTGTTGGGTGGTGGTTTGTGTGGGTGCTTTGTCGCCCCACGTCAACTATCCTAACGAACCATGAACATGGAGTGCAACTATGTCAAACCTTGTGTTTTCAATGAGATGGAGATCATTAAGGAATTTTAATAAATGACTATTGTGAATGGAGTTTAATGTTGGTGGGTGGATTGTCCAAAGTTTGGACGGGTGTTTGTGGGGGATGTTCCACGTGGAACATAATGGGGAATATGGCACGTAGGAAACCGTCAGAGACGATTGTGGAACTGGAAAAGGGGATGACGCCGAAGCAAGTCAGGCTTGCGAGAGCATTGGCCGCTGGCGGGATACCTAAGGTCGAAGCGTATCGGCAGGTTTACGGATGGAAGGGGAAGTCTGCGAACGCGCTGCAGGTGAGAGCAACCGAGGCATGCAAAAACAGTAAGGTTTCAGTATTGGCAACAGCGTTAAGGGAGACTGAAAGCGCGCGATTGTGGGAAGACAAAGACAAGTTCCGCGCATGGATCATGAAGGGAATAACGGATACGGCAGCCACCACCGAATCCGACATTACACGGTTAAAGGCCCTGGAGCTAGCAGGTAAGACGAGGTTTGCCTCTGTGTTCGAGGAACCACAGGCAAACGAAGCGAATGCGGCAGTAGCTGGATCCCTGATAGACCTGATAGGTGCACGTCTCCATTCCCTTCTAGGAGTTCAAACGCCTACACTAGGCGATGGCGAAACAGTGGACACCACGTTCGACCCCGTAGCACCTGATGCCACCACGCCTACCGAGACCCCCACCGGGGGCGGGGAGGGGGATTAGGCCTGGT